ATCCAGCAAGAATTTGAGATAGAAGCAATCACACTACTTGCAGATCTCAGCGATGAATCGGGTTGGAGATCGATCAAGGGATTCATCGATGAACACATGCTCGAGCCGCAAGTGCTCATCAACAACGCATGAGTCGGGATATATGGCAATCTCTCTGATACTGAGAGCGAAGATCTCTCATCCATGATCGATATCAATATTCGTGCCACGACGGAACTCACAAGAATATTTTCACGTGATTTTGCGGAACAATGATGTGGCTATATTCTCAATATTGCATCACTAGCGGGTCTTGCTCCCATGCCAAATATGGCAGTCTATAGTGCTTCAAAAGCATACATTGTATCTCTGAGTCTTGCTATGCGTGAGGAACTCAAGGAATCAAATGTGATCATCTCTGTCTCATGTCCAGGTCCAGTCGACACTAAATTCCTTATCAAAAATGGCTTTGAGTCAGCAAATTGGGCGCATGACGATAAGAATATCCTCTCTCCACAAGATGTGGCAAAGAGAAGTATTGCATGACTTTTTGCAAATGAGCCAATTATTCTTCATCGCAGACGAGATATATTTATAGCGTATTTTCTTCGTATTTCTGCATTTGATAACGTACGTCCTGAAGATGCTGAACGATTTAACGCTCTTGATGTTGCTTGCTTTAGAATATCTCCTGATATATTCGAATAAGTCTCCGATATTCTATTCATTGCGGTCCTGATTGATGCCGATTGTATTTCCATGTTATTTTTTTGTAAAAATAACGAATTAAGTGTTTTGATTGTTGATTTTTATTTTATTGTGATTTACTGTTTTTTTTGTTTGTCCGCAAAAAAATATACATAGGTACAGATAATTATAAAATAATTGTGAAATTATGCCATAACTTCATAAATATATATAACTCTTAAAGGAAGTATATTTATTTATTTAGCGGACTTTTTATAAATGTTAAAATATGTAAAATTCTAAAAATCAACTATTTACGCTTTTTATCTGTTAAGTTTGTAAGTTTTTTATTTCTTTTATTTATGATAAATTTGTTAAAACTATAATAAAATTTACTTGTTTTTTGTATAAATTTAACAAAAATATAATAAAAATATAGTCTACTTTATACATATTTGTTTAATTTTTTATGTAAATTAGTATATATTTCATGAATTTGTATAAAAAAACGTTTGTTTATATAATTAATTTGTATAAAAAATATTTGTTTATATTGTAGTTTTATTTATATTTGCTTTAAATTGTGAATAGTTCACACACTTAAACTAAAAAATTATCAAAAATGTTCAAAGCAAAAACATTAATTACCAAAGACAATTACATAGATGTAATAAATTCTTTGAAGTATGGGTTATTAACGTGTCACTATGATAGTGCAGAAAGTAAACAACTATCTAACAACATGATAGATGTTATTAATCAATATACGGGTTCTTCTACTATAGAAGAGCGAAAAGCTGTGATAGACACATGTATAAATGGCGAGTGGGTTTGTGATGAAGTTGAAGGAGTGTACCAACTATTGTACAAAAGATATGATATGCCTGTACCAATACTTTCTAAAAGTAATTATAATATTGAGTCCATTGTCATAAATTGTAAGCTTAATGAGTCAATTGTTGTGATAGATGGGTTTGAATTATCACTGGTTCCTTATTATAAAATGATAGCTAAACGACACGATATTAAGTTTACCGGCAACGGATTTAACGGAAAAATGAAGTCTTTATCCATTAGAAAGCAAATAGAAGATGCTTTTTTGAGTGGAAAACATAGCGTTTCTTTTAATTCTGAAAACATAAATCCATACTCTATTAGAAATGGGGCTTCAACTTACGGAAACATAGTAGGTAAAAAATTTAGAGTCGAATTAAAAAAAGGACTTGTCGTTATTCATTTTAAAGAGTTGAGCGAGTACGATAAGATAACGTCTTCTATAAGGGCATCTTACGAAAGCTTATGCCTTATTAAAGGTAAAAAAGAAGTTGACGATTTTATTAACGAATTAATTAGCTTTGATGTTAAAGTTCCTGAAAAAACAATTGGAGAATCTTTTGTAAAAACAGCACTCGAAAAAGTAATTCCTGAACAATTAGTAGACTCACCATATAAACTTTACGGAAAATCTGTGACCAAAAGCGAATATTCAGCAGCCGAAATATGGCAGCGTCAAGGTTATGCATCGGAGTATAATATGGAGCATGGAATCGAAGGAAAAGAAGATAAAACGCCTGTAGTTAGTGATTCTATTAATCAGTATGAAAACGATTCTATAAATGAGTATGAAAATGATTCTAATGATAATTATAATTCCGATTCTGATTATAATTCTGAAAACGAAAACGAAAACGAATCATTTGAAGATGAAGATGATGATTTTTAATCAAAAATTACATTAATAAAAAACCCGATATTGTCAGTATCGGGTTTTTTGTGTTTAAATGTTTTATTTCATAAAATATATTCCTGTGGCAAATCCAAGAATTCCATATAAAACTGGATGCTTGTACCACGGTATTTTTTTGTTTTTTAACTGCAAAATTCGTTTTTCTGAGTCGATTATTTTTTGATTTAAAATTTCGTTATCGGAATTCAAAACGATTATTTGTTTTAATGATTTTTGTAGTTCCTGATCCTGATCATTTATTACCTGGTTCAATTCATTTGAAACTTGAAGGCATTCAAGATAATAATTTTTGTACGATTCAGATTGTTTCAATCCAATGTAAACATTTTTAATTTGTTTTTTTTGAATCGACACCGAGTCAATAATTGGCTTATTCTGGGCGGTAATTTCGAACGTACTCCAGCATATACAAATCAGTAGTATCCCTAATTTTAAGTATTTCATTGTTTAATTTTTTGATTAATAAATTTGATTTTTCAACCGTTTTAGTTGATTTACCAGATAATTCAGTAATTACTGAGTCGGTTTGTATATGAACTGTTTTTTTGTCGGTTTTAAGCCTTGAAAGCTCAATTTGCTCCTTGTAGATTTCAACATCTGAATTAGCTGAATACAGAAAACAGCAAAGCATAACTATTAAAATAGTCATGCCTACAATTATGTATGATTGGGTGTTTTTCATACTTCGAAATTTTTATAAGATTCAATAAAAATACCAAGTATTTTAATTTCGTCTTGTGTTAAGTCTTTGAATTGTTTGCCGTTCACGAGCCACTTTCCGTTTTCTAATTTGATATCCATTTTTATTTTTTGTTAGTTAGCGCGTCCAGACCATCTGAAAACGTTTTTGAAACTTTTTTTTGAAAATCAACCTCATATTTAAGAGATTTATTATCGTCTTTTAATTTGATAACTGTATTTCTCAAAACCTCATTTTCAGTCAAAAGTTCTTTATTAACCGAACTTATAACCAAAAAACAAATAAGTAATCCTGCAATAATCAATAACGCTATTGCGCTTAAAATGAACATTCCTGTTGTACTCAACATATTAAAATGATTTTAATTCATTATTAACGAAAGACTTTCCTTCGCTAAGGTATTCTGTAATCGTGTCCGATAGCAACCATAGAATAAAAAATGGAGCTAAAAATAAAATTGCCTGTAAAATGATAATTAAGTTCATAATGTTTATTTTTTGGTTGTTAATTAATTCCTTGAAACGATTAGCATATTTGCAGACAATTGAATGTAATCAGAATAATATTGCTTCTTATCTTCTGAGCTTGTTCTTGAATCTTTAATGAGTATCATTAAAGACTTCATCACTTCTTTACATTCGTTTAATTCGATATTGTTTGCTACTGCTTTCATTTTCTTAATTATTTATACGCAAATATAAACATTAAAATTAAATAAACTACAATAATCTAAAAAAACTTAATAAAAAATACAAACCGATTAAAAACCCCAAAATAATTTGAGGTTTTTTGTGTTGTAAAAAATAACGCATTATACTGATTTTTTAAGGATTTCGCATAAATTAGCGATACGTTCCGATTTTTTAACCGCATTCGGTAAATTATCATTTAAGATAAATTCGATTTCTTTTGCGGTATCAATTAATCCCTGAACGTAATACCCACGACATTTAATGTAAGCCGGTTTTTCCAAGTGTTCAGCGTTTTTTAAATCCAAAGCGTTTAACAGCGTGTTTTCGATTGACGGCAAAACATAAGCAGGTTTTTCTAAAACGGTTGAATTCATAAAATTTTCAACCTGATTTGCAGGTGATGATTTTAATTCTTGCGAAATGGTTTCGGTCGGACCATTACCTACAGACTTCTGAACGATTACCATTTCCGGCTCTGTATTGCTCATTTCTGATAATCCAGTCAAAGCGGCTAATTTTGCTTTTAATTCGGCAATTTCTTTATCCTTGCTAGCCTGTGTCTCCAATTCTGCATCCAACGCCTGTTTTATCGTTTTTCCGTTTTCAACGATTATTTTAAAATCTTCATCTGTTGCAGTTTCAACTTGTGAAGGCGTGCAATATACCGTTCCTATTGAATAAATCGAACCGTTAAACGTAAACGGAACTGCAAAAAGTTCGTCAGTACGTTTTTTTATGCGTTGTAATTTTTCACGTTCAATCGCTTGCTCACGTAATAATTCAGCATTTTCCCATGTTGAAATAATTGTTTTTTGTTCGTCGTATGGATCACGTGTCAACTTCGCAATTGGCTGCAATGCATTTTTCAGCATTGATTTAAACGTATTTAAATACTTAGTTGCTGTTGCTTCAATTCCAGCACTTCCATCGATAGCAGTTGACGCCTTCAATAATACGGCAGCCGTTTTTTTAGCTTCTTCATACGTTTTTTTGTCAGTAATCGCAATTACTGGATTTTCCTTAACGATTTGCAATTGACGCTCATTTAACCCTTGAAGCTCTGAAATTCGTTCAGGTGTCAACGTTTCAAATACCTGAATAGATATAGGTTTTTTTGCAGTTGTAGCAGGTTTTTCGGTTTCTTGATTAGTTGCAGGCGTAACCGATTCAGCAGGCAATACAACCGCCTCATGTACCTGAATCGCTTCTACAGGAATAACTGTTTTACCGTATGCTTTCACTTCTAATTCTTGAACTTCATTTTCTTGTGTTTTCATAGTTTTTGATTTCATTTTGTTTAATAATTCTTTTTTGTCGTTTTCTCGTCTAAAAATGTAACGGTCAACTGTGATGTTGTCACGTGTAATTACTTTTAAATCATCAGTAAGAACGTCAATACTGGACTTGCCACCTGATTTAACGTTATAGTCGTTCAATAACGATATTTGAATGTAATCAGCAACCGGATATTTTTCAGACAGCATCATAAAATCATCGTGAGTTAAAATGGTAGATGTTTTTATGATTTTTTCAGCTACGATTCCTAAATCTGATAATCCTAATTTCATAGTTTCGATGAAATTTTTGAACGCTTGCAAATTGGAGTCATCGCCTCCAAGATTTAGAACGTTTATTTCGTTCCACTTGTCATTATACGAAACTAAAACGATAGTTTGATTAACGATTCCTGATTTTAGCAAATTTGCAGTTTCGCAAATCGTGCCTTTAAAATCTACTTCTACAATTTCGCTTGAAACCGAGAAGGATTTGGGTTTTGATAGTTTTGGCATATGATAAATTTTTAAATTGTTACGCAAATATAATACTTATTTTTAATTAACCAAATAATTCTTTTTCATTTTCTTTTATTCCAGGATTTTCCATTTCTCCAAATATGGCCCGTGTATCTATTTTTGTAGCATTTGATTTTATATAACCTCCAAATGTTGTATTCATTATTTTTTCAGAACTTTCAACACGCCTTAGAATCGTATGATAATTTCGTGAATACGATGTATTTTCGAGAAATTTTCTAACTTTTTCTGAATTGTCGGAAATCACAAAACAGAAACCTTGAACTTTCATTCCTAAACGTTTCAATGTTGTATTTGCTAAATCTGAATTAATTATATTCGATTCGCCTTCAGGCATTACGTCACCACGTGCAATTATTATCAACTCACCAAGTGTGCGTTTTACTCTACCATAAGAAGTTTCCACTTCGGTATCGCAACTCATTAAATGATTTATAAGTTTAATTTCGTCACGTGTTTCATTGGCTAATTTTTCTTCTGAAAGGTCTTGTTCAATCATCCATTTAATGGCATTATCAAACGAAATTTCGCTTTCAGATGTCAGACTATAATATGCAGCTAAAAGTATTCCTAATTGGTCGCCAGTACGTTGGTTATTCAATACGATTGATGCAGCATTTGAAAATATTTTCGCATTTCTTAAAATTGTAGGCAATAACCAAACAGAACGACTCTGAAAGCCTTCAATAAATTCATCCGTAACCGTTTCAAAGTATATTTTTTGAGTTTCGGTCCACTTTTGCTTCTTATTTTCAGATTCATCCGGTTTGATTTCTAAAACCGTTATTCTCGATTGGTCAGAACGTTGGTGAATTGTGGTTGCAATACTTGAAAAAGCAAAGCACGAACGAATGTTGAATTCTGCTGCAACTCCGCCACTGGAGCCTTTGATGATTTTTCCTCCATCCGAAGTACTTGATGCACGCATGATATTTAATACTGATTGCATTCTTTCGGCTGATTTTTTGTCTTCAGATTCTGCTTCGTCAAACACAACCGGCAAAGCATCGGCACGCAAAAATTGTCTTATTCCTGCCTCTGTTGTTTCTGATTGCGCATCGACAAACATTTCACGCATGAAATTTTTAACAAACATTTTTATTATTTCCGATTTTCCAGAACCTGAAGCACCCGTTAACCACAAGTGAGGCCTCCAATTCAATGCACCGCACAACGGAGCGATTACAACCCAACCGGCAAGTAATTTAGCCTCTAACGGACGGGACCAATTCAAACGGTCCAACATCTGAACCAATTTATAAGCGTCGTGTTTTTTTAACGGAGTCACTAAATTAAATCCGAGTTCTTTTCCTGCTTCATAAATAAATTTTGATTTATGATCTGAAAAACGTTTCGCAACGCCTCCGACAATCAAATGACTTCCACAATGAATGACCGGCACTTTTTTATCCATCCATGCACCACGACCTCGAATCATGTTATTGTCGAAAATTCCGAGTTTTGAGCAAATTGAAATTAAAGTGTCCGTAATTCTTGCAATATCGTATTTTACACCTCCCGAACGACTATCTTTACCATAGTACCCTTCCCAATAATTCAGCGGTGCAAGTTGTAAAATCGTGGAACCTGAAAAACTTGAAGACGTGAAACGGATAACTGAATTAGTTCGATAATTAAAAAATACATAAATAGTCCCTCCGTTATTTTCGTGACCTAAACATTTGAAATATGGGTTTTTCGGAGTATCTTCAGTCATTTCCTCCGAAATAATTTCCGGCTTAAAAACGGGTGGCACTATTTCTGGATTATCTGTTTTATTTCCAGAATTATCTGTTTTCGGTTTTGCAGGCTCTATTTTTACGCTTTCCGGAACTTCATTTGGTGCATGCTCCGAAACTGTTGGAATATCTGATTTATTAGCCTGCAAGTATTCAAGTGCTTCTTCGGGTGTCCATACGGCATCGGCAACGTCCCATTTTTTTGGAAATTCAGGACTATTTTTAATTTGCTTAAAACTTGCAGGAAACATTTCTAAAATTCCTGTAATACGTCTATATTTTTGCGTTTTTTCATTATAGGACCACCCGCCAAACATTGCGTGTAATCCTGCTATGTCGTTATCGGCCCAAAGAAATATTTTTCTATTATGTAACGGAGTCCAATCAGCATTTTTAACACCGTCCGCACCGCCTATCCAAGTTGTGATAACGTATTTCGGAAACAATAACTTCGCTGCATCGGCTGTTTTTTCGCCTTCAACTAATAAAATTACTGCTGTTGGTCGTGAAATTATTTCCGGTAAATTATACAATAAACGTGGAGTATCAAGTCCGCGCCATTGCCAACGTGCGGTTTTACCGTTTGATTTATAAGAATATGGGATTACGTCTTTTTTTCCGTCTGGAAGGTCAAAACGACAAACAAACGAAACTACATTTCCGTTCGCATCGTGATAAGCCCAAGCATTGGAAGGATTTCCGTAATCTTTGAAGGTAAGTTTTAACGGGTTTGGTAGATTATTTTGGTCTGGAATTGCATTTGTCCAAACAGGCTCTTGAATTTTTGGAGTAGTTTCAGCAATTGAAACTATCGATTTTTCCTGAATAAGTTTCATTGCTTCGGGTTTCGTGTACCCTTGCAATTCAAAAAAATCTAAAATGTCACCGCCCGAACCGCAGGCAAAACACTTGAATTTTTGTTTAACTGGGTTTACTTTCAAAGATGCGTGATTATCAGAATGAAAAATACAGTTACCAACCATTTCTGGACCTTGTTTTTTCAATGAAATATGTTGACCTATAACTTCTTCAATACGATAGTTTGATTTTATTTCTGATATATTCATTTGATAGGGTTTGATAGGTTTTTTAAATGCGGTTAACATTTAATGTGATAGGACGGTAAATTTAAGTTAAAAAATCTAATAGTAGAAAATTATTTTTTACTAAAATACCTTCGAACCAAATAACCACGAATAATTGATACAATGAAAAATACAGCCGTGATTATCAAATTTTGTGAAAAAGTTACGGGAATACCCATCATGGGGTAGATTGTAATCTGAACGAGAATTGACGTAATCAAACCGATTATAGTTTGCGTAATCGATTCGATTATTGAGTGTTTTTTTGTTTGCATAACTAAATATTTATATTTTTTTCATCCCTACATATAACCCCTTTACCCCCTAATTTTTTAACCATTTCGAGGAAATTGATTTGATTATCCTGAACTTTACCATTTGGTAGTTTCACTTCAATTGCAACAAAAACTGCTAATTCAGTACCTATCATTTCGGGCGTTATTTTAACTGCTTTCAAACCGATTAAATCAGATGACCCAACACATAATCCAGCATCGAAAAAACGTGCGTTTTGAATTAACACATCACCTGATTTTACATTTACTGTTTGGGAGTGCGTAAACTCTTTTGACGCTCCTATCCAACATTTTCCAACGTTGTTACGGAATATCCTGATTTTTGGATTTTTGCCTAATTCGAGCATTATTTTTCGAACGAGGTTTGTTTCTTGTGAATTCATACGTTAGATTGTATTAAGGTTAGTTTTTCAGTTATTTCCGAAATATCTACGTTATTTAATTCGGTGCAATTTTCCATCATTTCGATTAATTTAAACAAATTTTCTTCGGTGAAAGCAAAACGATCTAATCGGTAACAATTAAACGGAACGCATTCTGAAATATCAAACTCCGAAAGTTCAACTCCTTTTATTCCTTTTTGCTGAATTTGGTTAAAAACGTGCGTGATGTGATATTCATTTCCTTTAGTAACCCATTTATTTAAAGGTATTTCTGAAGGCTTATTTTCTGAGTCTATGCAGATACATGGTATTTTCATAATTTTTATTTATTAATTAAATTTTCTCTAATAAATGTAATTTCATCTGGATGCAATTTTTTTGCGCATCGGATCAATTCGCCTACAATTGTAAATTCAACTTCCCAGCCGTTATCACGAAATATAAAATACGTATCGTGATAGTCTATTTTTGGAGCGTAAATCATTTTTTTTGTGTTTAATTATACGCAAATATAATACTTAAATTTAATTAAACAACTATTTTAATTAAATAATTTATGATTATTTTAAAAATCCAAATCTTCTTCGAATTCTCCTGCCGGAATTTCCTCGAATTGAATTTCTTGTTTCTGCTGAATTTTTAATTTTTCCAAACGCTCCAGCTCTATTTTTTCGGCTTTCTTTTCACGTGCTGAAAATATAGCATTTGCCCAAGCCGGCTTATAGCCTCTTTCGGCTCCAAGTTTCCTTAAATCTTCCAACGATTGCGATTTACCTTGCTCTTTTCGTTTTTCCTTACGGACCAACATTTCGGCTGTGATTTCTTGAAGGTCGCCTTCAACTTGTTTAGGTGCCGTATCACGTTTTTTATTAACATGCCCACACATCGGACATACTGGTGCTGGTTCGTAAATCGTAAAACACGATTCGCACATGTCGACACGGACAGCAGTTTCTTGGTTTTTCTTGCCTCTTTTTTTAGTTTCGCCATCTAATGTCCATTCCTGCAAATCGTATGGCAAACCGTGCCTTTCGGTATTTCCGGCATGATCTAAAATAAATGCATACGGTTTTTCACTTGCTGCAATCGCATCCAAACGTCCTTCACGTGTTTCAAGGTTAAAACCAGGCGCGTAAACCGGTCGCAAAACCCGTCCGCGTTGCTGAAAATTCAATCCTTTACTTTGAGTTGGTCGCAACTCAATTGCGGTTGTTGCTCTTGGTATATCTGTTCCCTCACCGATTAAATCGCATGACGTCAAACCGTCAACCGAACCGTTAGTAAGCCCATCAATTAATTGCTTACGCATTACGTCGTCAGTATTTCCGTCAATCGAATAAAACTTAAACCCGGCATTACGAAATTCTTCGGCAACGTGTTCAGCATGAGCAACGGTAACGCAAAATACAATTGCAGGCGTTCCTGAACATAGTTTTTTGTAATGGTCAACAGCAGAACCCGTAATTTTTGGTTTATCGACTAAATTTGAAAGGTCATTTTTCGCATAGTCACCCATAGAATTACGAACACTTGCTAAATCTAATTCCTGAGCGGTTCCGAAAATTCGAGGTCGGACCAAAAAGCCTTCTTCCATTAGCCATGCCATCGACGGACCTTCAATTAATTCATCGAACATTCCTCCGCATTTCCTACCGAGTCCTTGACCGTCCGAACGAATCGGAGTTGCCGTCACTCCGAGTACTTTTGATTCTGGAAAATATTCAATAATTTTTCGCCAACTTCCAGCTGTTGCATGGTGTGCTTCATCAACTATTATAACATCAGGAACCCAATTAACAGCTGTTAAATAGTTCAATCGTTTAATAATTGTCTGCACGCTGGCTACTTGCACGTGATTGTTAAAGTTTGGTGTGTATTGCGGATTAATCATGCCGTGTTCAACATTAAACCTTGATAGCGCACTTGATGTTTGGCGAAGTAATTCCACACGATGCACTAATATAAGTACACGTTTTTTCTTAAATGATGATTGTTGAGCTATGTATGTGAAAATCACAGTTTTACCGCCGCCCGTTGGAAGCACAAGTAAAACTGATTTTATCATATTTCTGAAACATTCACGAACGCCTGCAACACATTTATTTTGATAGGTTCTGAGTTGAAGCATAGGTTATTTGTTAGCGATAAGTTCCTCAATCAGTTTAAAATCGGTGTGAAATATGTTAGGATTCTGTTTTAAATAATCAATTCCCAAACGTTCCGCTTGTCCGTACAAATCACTAAGATGAACCAAGTTTTGGCGCTTTAAAACGAGTCCTTGTTTGAATTTTTCATACCCTTTGAATTCTTGAGTATTTTCGATAGCTTTTTTCAGTTGGTACTCATCCATTATACTTCAGCATTAGTTTTTAGAATTTCAATCGCTTGCTCTATTTTCGATAGATTTTCAAAAGCATTCGGTTCTTTTCGATTCCAATTTGAAATCGTCACAACTGGTATTTTTGCCTCACGAAAAACATCATATATGTTTAATCCAAGTAATTCGCATTTTTCACGAATAATATCAATTTGTTTTTTTACAGGAATGTCCTGATTTTTTTTTGTTTCCATTTTTATGATTTTAGATTAGATAATTTATAAATGCAAATGTAAACATTAAATTTAATTAAAAAAGTTTTTTTATTCGAAAAGTTTGCTTTAGGTTTGCATCATATTAATTATTAAAAACTATCGAAATGAAAATATCCGTTAAAATTAAAGATGTAGAAATACATGTTGATGACCAGTGCGAGAAATCAGTTACTCATGCTCCGTATAATGATGAAGTCATAAAATTAATAAAATCAATTAGCGATGAATGTGTCAAATTATTTAATTTAAAAAAAAATGACTAACCACGAATACCATTCCGACACGTCCAGCATTTCAAAATCTGGATTAGATAAAATCGAATCTTCACCACTTGACTATTGGTGGCACTATTTACGTCCAGAACGTGAGCCTCATAAGCCAACCGAAGCAATGATTTTTGGTACTGCCTTGCATTTAGCTGTCTTAGAACCTAACGAGTTTCAAAAAACGTACGTTGTAATGCCTGCAATTAATAAGCGTACGAATATCGGTAAGGCTGAATTTATTTCATTAACAGCGATGTGCGAGGCTAATAATCAGGTTTTAATTGACCCAGAAGATTACAGCAATGTTTTAAAAATGCGTGATGCAATTTTCAAACATCCAACGGCAAAATTGCTATTTCAAAACGGAATTGCAGAACAAACATTTATGTTTACTGAACCGAATACAGGCGCACGTTGCAAAATACGTCCTGATTGGTTAGATAATAATTCAGGTTTAGTTGTTGACTTAAAAACAACCGAAGACGCTACTAAAAATGGTTTTGCTAAATCGGCATATGAATATAAGTACTACAAGCAAGACCCATTTTACCTTGACGGTTTGGAGGCTTGTGGAAATGACCGTTCAGGATTTGTTTTCGTGAATATTGAAAAAACGGAACCTTTCAAAATTGGCGTTCACTATCTCGATAACCGAAGCCGTCAATTTGGCCGTGATGAATATCTAAGGAATTGCGAAACATATGTTAAATGCCTTGAATCTGGAATTTGGAAAGGTTACGATGAAAAAATAAGCGAAGTATCACTGCCTGAATGGGCATTTAATAAGTAATTTAATTTAACGCTGGCGAGCGAACGCAAAATTATTATGGAAATATTAGGAACTTTAAAAATGATTGACCAAACGAAAGAAGTTGGTTCTGCAGGATTCAAAAAAAGAGATGTTGTTGTTACAACAGACGAACAATATCCACAACATATTTTAGTACAATTTGTTCAGGATAAATGTAATTTATTATCGAACTACAAAATTGGCGATAAAGTAAATATCGGAATCAATTTGAAAGGTCGTGAGTGGACTAATCCGGAAGGAAAAACCGTTTATTTCAATACCATTCAAGGTTGGAAAATAGCGAACATACAACCTGAACACAATGCACCTGCAACTGCTCCAGCACAAACTTATCCGCAAGCTCCGGCACAAGGTGCTTTTGGCGTAAATGGAGTTACTGGAGGACAAGTGAATTCTGAATTTCAAGATGATGATTTACCGTTTTAATTATGAGTAAAATAAAAATTACGCCACATATCGGAAAAAATTTCGATGGCACCGAATCAGCAACAGGAATGTTTGATGTTACATTTGAAGGCAGCAAAGCCATTGGATTGACTTATGACGAAATGTTAGGGTTAATTTCATGTATTGCCATGCCTCAAACAAAACCTTGCCTACAATGGCTTAAGACACCCGAGCAAATTAAGGAGTGGGATGAAAAATATAATAAATAATCAACAAAAAACCTATCATGGAAAACAATTTACCGAGTTTACAATCAACTCACCAAGTATCAGTATTCGACAACACACAGTCGTTTGAGCACGCACAACGTATGGCAGGACTTCTAAGTAAGTCAACTATGGTTCCGACTGCTTACCAAAATAATTTACCGAACTGCGTTGTTGCACTCGAAATGTCAAATCGTGTCGGAATGTCGCCTTTGATGGTTATGCAAAATATGAATGTGATTCAGGGGAAACCAAGTTGGGGATCATCATTCATAATCGCATTAATTAATTCATGCGGTCGATTTTCGGACCCTTTACAGTTCAAAGTTTCGCAAGATAAACAATCATGTCGTGCGTTTACAAAACGTCAAGATGGTACGTTAATTGAAGGTCCTGAGTGCTCGATTGCCATGGCAACTGCTGAAGGATGGATGACAAAATCAGGTTCTAAATGGAAAACGATGCCGGAATTGATGTTGCAGTACCGGGCAGCAGCATTTTTCGGACGTCTACACTGTCCTGATGTATTAATGGGCATGCAATCACAAGATGAAGTTCAGGACGTAGGATTTACAGAAATGCCTTCAAATAATTCAGCGGTCGAAAAATTAAATAATTCTGTTACTGAAAATTTAAAGCCAGAACCAGTTATTTACGAACAATTTGAAACGGTTATCGATGCTGAACCTGTTCAAATAATTGATGAAGAAAAACCTGCTGAATCTGACGAAGACGACGATTTTTAATTAAATTTCGTTTGTAACATAAATTTTATTATATTTACAACCGATAGGTTTTGATATTTTTTTGGTTAGTAATTAAACACGTTTTCGGACGTGTTTTTTTTATGCATAAAAAAACCGATAAAATTAATTATCGGTTTCTGAATTTAAAATATTTATATTATTCTGAAAATTTAAAATCATTCAATCTATTTAACCATCCTTTTAAAAATTTTCTTTGCGAAGGATTATTTTTTACGATGTCGTGAAAAAACTTTTTTCTTGCTTCTAAAACAGCATCAAAAAATACTTTCTGATTTACCAAATTAACAGCCGTCAATGTTTGATTCCCCACCACGCCGTCAACTTCAAGTTTTAATATTCTTTGAGGAATTTTCACACCCCACGAACCCGAAGTAAATACCCAATCAACTAATAAGTTAGCAACAGATTGATTTATGATTCTGTTAGCACTCCAACGATTCCAATACACTTTTAAAACGCAAGCGAAATCACGTTCGTCAAGTAATCGAATATCTTGCACGTCAATATCACCGTCACCGTCTTTATCGTATCCAATTTGACGCCATGTACCGATTGTAATTCCCATATTAGTAGCACCGCCTTTGTCAGTTGGATCATTTACAAATCCAGCTTCCCACTTTGCCACTATTGGCGATAAGTTTTCTATTTTTGCCATTTTATAAATTCGTTTAATGCCGTAAAAACGGATTAATAATTATTTTTTATCACTTTCAAGTGTATTTTCAAATTCTGAACACCCGAAATAGTTTCACGAATTGCGAATTGAAATTGAGTAGTTGAAACTTTCTTAAAGCAAAGTCCTGCATAGTCATTTGATGTGTTCAACGTTCCAAGTGCTTCAACTGAAAATTCAACTCTATAATCAGTATCCGGCATTGTATTTGGCATTGTCACTAAAACAAATGTTTCGTTGTCCATCGTTCCTGATGAAAAAGTAACTGCTGAAGTGAATCCTGATTGAGTTAAAGAAACCCCTGAAGATGGCACAATGTCTGGAATAACTACATATCCTTTATTTTTAGGAATTAATTGGTCATATAACCACTTAGTACGATTTCCGAGCTGTTTAGCTTGTGTGTTCGAAATTCCAAGCGCACCGCCTTCAACAGGATCTGTTATTTCGAGTTGGTAAATTCCAGTTTCCCAAGTCGATGTTTCTGTTACGTTTGCCATGATTAAAATGATATTGTCCAGCTACCATTCAAGATGATGTCGGAATTCTTACTTATTAATTCTCTCGTTTTGCGGGCAAAAAGCGTGTTGTCGGTACAAACTATACCAAACTCACGAATACCTATCCCGTTGGCGTCGCCTGCCCCTAATTGGAAGTCAAACTTAACACTTGAAATTGTCGGATACGAAACCGTTCCTAATGATTTTGTGAACGCTCCAGTAATTGCAGTATCCGTTCCAATAGGTGCTGTCCCATTAGTTCCTACTGATAATTTAGTCAACTGCTTTCCTGATGTTGCAGCTCCTAATAAATTAGTCACCGCAGTACGTCCACCGTTCACAACTAAATTGTTATCCCGATATTTTTCTAAAATTTTGCCGGTTTTGGCACAAATAATTTCAAGGTAAAACAGCCCTTTCAAATTTCCTATTGTATCTTTCATTATGCGTTTGATATATTAATTATTAATGAGTCGTTTGATTCAAGATATTTTTTTGCTCCATCGTAATTGTAGGTTCCATCATAGAAAAATGATTTATAATCTAAATCTTCTTCAAATGGTGGTGCTTCATAAGTCACATTTAACGTGTCAATTAATTCCGGTATCGTGTCAAAGATACCTAATTTATATGAAATGCCTTCAAGGTACGAACGAACGTTTTTGTATTCACGAATTAGTTTAGCTAAATTTGACTGTGAAACTCCATCTAATCCGACCGTGTCACCTAATTCGGAATCAATTGAAAAGCGGGCCCAATCAATTAAAGGATTTCCTAAATCAATTCCTTCAGTTAAAACAGCATCTGTATAACCGCATATGCGCATTGCTTCACGAATAGAGTAAACAGTACCCATATACCGTTTCAATTCAATAGCACGCTTAATTATCTCTCTGCGTTGTTCGTCGTTCGTAGCAACCCCGTAACCAACAAATCCTTCGACGTCGAATTGACGTGCTAAAGTCGGCAATGCTGAAGCACTTACTGAATCGATTACGTAAACCAAAAGCGATTCAAGTTCGATAGTACTCATTCGAGCTGCGACCATAGCGTCAAATGCTGCTAAATGCGGAACGCCCCCAATAGAATCGCCTAAAATATTTTCGTTTGTTTGGCTCATACTTCAGTCCCTCCCATATTACCCAACATTAGTACCAGTCACGGTCACGTTAATACTTGTGATATTTGCAAATTCAGTTTCTAAAATCACCAAATCACTTGAAGGCACAGTTACGTTTGCCTTATAAACACCGTCAATCATACACAATGCTTTGATTTGGTCAATTACAACATCCTGACCTAATAATTTTCTACGACCATCACGAAATGCCTCTAAATTCTCCTGAACAACCGGCAATATATCGCCTTGCACGGCTCCATCGTACAAGATTAATCCAACCGTAATTGAAGTATCAACTGAAGTTGGCGAAGTTACTAAAACCGTATCGGTTAACGGACGTATTTTATCGGCATTTAAAACTGCGTAAACAGCGTCAAGTATTTCAGTTGGTGTAGTTGCTAAATTTGCCATCAATGGGAAAATTTCAACGGTTCCTGGAATTGGATTTGTCACTGCAACATCAATAATTAATGGTGACGTAGATTTTGCCCAAAATTCATAAGCCTTATAACTCCCAGCGTTTGAAAACGCGCTCGGTGCCAATTTTATACGGTCCCGTAATTGTTCATCAACTTCTTCATCTGAACCTCCAACGGTAACACTTGTATTTGATGCAGTTGCCAAATACGGCTGTGGATCTAAAATAACCGATACCGTACCAATCGCATAATCATTCGATAATTTACCGGCTGTTTGCGCAATAAACGTAACTGAAACCGTATCGTCAGCAGTTAATACCGTAGTATCTTCCACAAGTTCAAAAACTGCACGTCCATCGGTAGATGAAACACGTAAACCAGCAGGAATAACAACATCACCGTGACCACTTACAAGTGTCAACAATAATGTTGTTTCGGCAAGTTCGGCAGGCAAACGAGTAACTCCAACCAAAACACCTAAATGGTCCAGCATTGGAAATCTTGCGTATTCTACAAGATTTTGCAAGGCAGCATCTTGAATTTGATTTCTAAGTAATAATTCACGATAAGCAAAACCATTAATTAAAAGCGTTTCAACTTGCGCAGGCTCTAATGTCCTGCCTGTACGTAATTCGTAATCGGCAACCATTTCAGAAATGATTGCAGTGCTGTCACGTGCTATAAAACTTGGAATTGGTAATGCCATTTTATTTATTTATTTGTAAATAACCAAAAAAAGAACCCTATTATTGCCGTAATTAACCCCTTTGCAACATACTTAACATTTTGCATATTCTCGTCAATAAGTAACTGTTTTTCTTCCAATTTATCAACTTTATTTTCAAGCGTTTCCAGCAAGTGGATAACGCCTTTTTTACCATTTAATTCTGTACCCGTCAATAAGTTACGAATATCTTTAGTAACTTCTTTAACATCGGTTAAATCGGTTTTATAAACTTTGAAGTGATTTTCTAAACGGTCAACTTTTTCTTCGAGTAATGCCATAAGGGTAATGTTTTAACAAAAATACAAAAAATATCCCCTAAATTTAATCAGGGGATAAATAATTTACTGCGAAATTTTTCCGCCTGTTACGTTGTTGTCTTTAGCAACGATTAAGCCTATCCCAGCAGTCACTCCTACTATAGCTTCATCTAGCTTAGTTGGGTCGTTTACATACATTGCTATTGCTCCAATAATTAACGCTATTCCTGATAACGTAGTTTTCCAGTTTTTCATATTTATTTAATTTAATTAATTATATACTCTTATTTCAACGGTGGCCTTATCAATTTGCCCATCAGCAACGGTTATAACATTTACGTTTGAAGTACTTACTTGCGCCCCGTGTATGTATGTCGAATTTGCGCTACCGTTGGTAATTAACACGCTTGTTTTATCTGTTGTAAACGCTCCTGATAATGTAGCAAAATAACCTCCTATTGTAGTTCTACTCCACACTATCGCACCTATTGTATTTTCCAAAACAATTGCCGTTGGTGCATTTGTACCTACTTGAGTCAATAATGCGGTGTAGACTTTGTAGCCATATACCGAATCAGATACACTTGTGATAATTCCATTTTTTACACCAATTAATTTACCGTCTTTTGTCGTAAAATTATTAGACAATCCAACGCTTCCATCTGCTGATTTATACCCAATAAGTGGTCTTAAACTTCCGTCTAATTCTATTGATATATCATCCCTTCCTGCGCTTTCATCTCTAATTATTAATCTTGAATCGCCTGCCTGCTTAGCTACAATAGCATAACTTCTTCCAGATTTAATTCTTACAAAGTTTTCTCTTGCGCTACCGTTATCCACTTCTAAATTTTGCTTAAAAAAAGGAAAATTATTAAGTAATGTATCTTCAAAGATATTGTTAGAAAAAACATTTGTTAAATAATTTGCAAACGTATGTGTTCCTGATTTATAAATAGTATGGGTTTGGTATTGCCCTTTTTTAAATAAATTATTAGTTATTGAAACGTTTGAACTAGTGGTGGCAGCTCCATTCCCTATAAAAAGAATGGCATACTTATTATCAATTAAATCAGTTATTTTAAAGATATTATTCGACACAATTATATTTTCAACGGTAGAAAAATAAACACATCCAAAAAAAGGTGATTTTGTAACGAATAAATTATTAACCATTACAACATCAGAAGCTCCTAAGTCACTACTGCTTTCCTTCCCAACAGTAGCAGACGAAGCATTTATAAAAGAATTATTTGCAATTTTCACGCCTTTTGTTTTCCATAGTAAAAATGGAGATTTTTCAGTATCGGAATAATTACCGTCTATTGAAATATCCATGTTTTTAATATTCGATAAGGTTTCTATCGTTGCAATCCTTATATCCCCACTGTAATTGCATCCATTTTTAAATACATTATTTTTTATAGTTATTTTATTTATTGGATTAGTCAACGCAACAGCCTGCGTATTTATTATAATTCCTCCGTCACCGCCTATGTTTTCAAACGTATTGTTTAGAATATTTATATTTTTAAAAATACCCCAAGTATTTAGCGGATTAGGTTCTAAATCAACAGCACCAGGCATTCCTACTTTTGTACAGTTTTTAAACGTGTTTTCTTTAATGATTAAGTTTTCGCAATCAACAACAGATATAGCATTTCGATTATCTTTATTTAAACCATCAAACACGCAATTTTGAACAACTACATTTTTATTATGCCTTTCTATACCAGCGGTAATTGATGAAGCTAACATTAAGCCATCACCACGAAATCCATTAAAACCAACTCTTTCTATCAAAACATTTTCAACCCCTCCCATAGAGATTAAATGTTTAAACTCTGAAAACCCAAGCGTATCAACTAGCCCTAAAATAGTAAAGTCATAAAAATGTATGTTACTAAAAAAGCTGGTCGGACTGTCCGACTCAAAAAAGAATTGGGCTCTGTCAATATTTTTAGCCTTGAAAAAAGTAACTCCTATTCCATCGCCATATATGGTAATGTTGCTTTTATTTATTACTTGACTATCAATTAAATAAGTCCCCTTTGGGAAATGCAAAGTATTTATATTGCCACTTAAGTAGGAGATTGCTTTATTTACAGAATAACTATCGTCTGCAATTCCATCACCAATAGCTCCGAACCATTTAACATTTATTTTGGTGCAAACTCTTTTAAAATACTCGCTTCCTAATTGAAAGTAAACAATTCCGTCAACTACAGGTATTTCTGCTACTTTTAAAAGCGTAATTTCTTCACCCGTGTACTGGTCTAAAATCCCGTATAATATATCTCCTTTGCGTTGCGCAAAGGATAACGATTCGTTTGATTTTATCCATTTTAAAGCATTAACCGCATCGACTGTTGGGTACTTAGTTCCTGTTCCATCTGGGGTTAAGTCATTTTGTTTATTTGATTTTAATTCATATCCTGCATCTACAACCGAAAAAGGAACAGGTAAAAGCGTTCTAACAGGTGAAGTTCCACCAAATTGAAATTGATAAACAGGATCTGAACCTCCTGCAATTCTATTGGCATAAGACTTAATTACAATTTTATCAGTTTCAACAAAATCACCATCATTCCAAACCCCCGATGCTGTAAATTCAGAATAACCCCCATTGGTAACAGGTGCAGATACGCTCGATGTACAAATTAATGTTTCAACTCCTAAACTATCTCTATGAAAAACTTTAAAGTAAAACGTGGCTGTACCCGAACCGCTTAAATGTCGAATATTTCCAAAAGTAGTAATATTAAAAACTCCTGGTTGCCCTATTAAAACACCTGCGTCTGAAATCCTTTGTGATACTAATTGGTCAGTTGTTGTTATTGTTGGTGTACTTACATCAACCGCAGTCGTGTTATATCTTACGTCGTGAATATCTTTAACCATAACAACATAGCCGCTTACATCGGAAGCAGTAGTTGTTGGGTAAAGTGTTAAATTAGTAGGTAAATCTGAAATATTAAGTTTTAAATCTAAAGCGTCGTGTGTTGCTTTTTCGTTAGGATATAAGTCTACATCATAATCACTTATAGTAGATGTTTTGTTCGAAATACTTTCTTTTCCTGCAACTATCGAAGATTTAGGAAGCATTTTTACAAATGAACTCGAACTATCATAAACTATTACGCTATCTTCAACAGAACCGATTGGAGGCGTTTTTAATAGTTTAATGTAGTTTAAATTGTTTGAAGGCGAATATTGTGCGTTCGCTTCAAATGTTGCTCCAAGACCTACAAATAATAATGTCAGAAATAAAATCAGTTTTTTCATAAAATATAATTAATTGGTTTTTAAATTATTTTTAATTATGGTATCAAAGCCACCCCGTAAGAGCTTAACATTTCGTAATTAGATGTGTCTTGGTCGTCTCCGAGTAAAATATATCTCATTGACTCGATGAATTCGGTATGATCTGAATTCCACCCGTTGCAAATGTCTCCGAGCTCTATATTTACCCCTGTATTTTTCACCCCGTCAAACCATCCTTTGTGCTTTATGGTTATTTCGTCAGCTTGCGAAGCTGTGGACGCATTATTAAATTTAATCCAATCTTCTTTGCTTATATAGCCGTCCTGCAACGCTGTAGCTAAACTAACTGAAAATTGATTCGTAAAATTGCTGTACGACAATGGCAAAACAGCAGAAACTCCTGACGGTTCAGTTACGACAATAGCAACATTTAACGCGGTCAGTACTTCACGCATTTTTGCAGGTGAAACTTGACCCGTATTATTATCGATTATCAGCGAATTTATTAAATTCTGTCTTTCAGTTGGTGTGCTCATATCTAATTTTTAAGAGAATCCAAAATCGAATCCATTACTAAACGCGCGCCCCATTACAGCAGGCGTTATTTGTTTTTGTCGGTCGATGAAAAATAATATTTGCGTAATTTCACCCGATTCTAATAATTCAGCAGTTAATTCAAAATCAATTCTACTGCCTGCAATGTTATAAGTTAATTCTTTAATTACAACCCTTTGCTCCCATTTTCCAATACAATCGATAATTTCAGCAGAAATATTGGCGACCGCTATATTTATTGGCGAATCTATAAAACGCCAAATATCTGAACCAAAAAGTGGTCTTAACGGATCGCTTCCTTTGGTATTAGTCAAGATAATTCCAATACACTGGCGTATGTCGTCAATACCTTCAGCAACCTGTCCAATCATTTGATTAGATAGTTGCCAATTAGTCGATTTTATGTCATTTAAAGTTACTGCCATTATGGTACTGGTATACTTGTCGTTCCTCCTCCGAGTGTGTGAACATGATTTTTAAGCGAAACCGTTCCTGCTTTAACGTCTCCTTGAACTTCAAGGTTTCCTGATATTGCGCCACCGCCAGGAGCCGTTATAGTTCCTCCAACCGTTAATGCTCCAGAAATAGCAACCGCACCCGTTAATTGAATTGCAGGTGCTTGTATTTTTGCTATTGCCGAAGCTACTACGTTCGCATTTATCGCGTTTATATTTACTTCAGATTGAGCCGTGATGTTAATTTTTCCTTTAATGTCAATTTTGTACACATGCAAATTACGATTGTACTCAATTACAGAGTCATCTTCAAATTTTACTCTAAAAATACCTTCACCCGGATTATTTGGAGGTGTTTTGTCATTAAAAATCGCTCCTAAAATTACGCCTTCTTCCGAACGTTCATCCATTAAACAAGCAACTTGCTCATTAATATTGAAAGTATGCGAAAAATTATCTCTAATTGCTCCAAGAACAAGGAACTGCAACCAATCGGAAACAATTCCATCATCGGTAAATGTTACACGTGCGTATCCTTTTGCAGGGTCAACTTCGGTTATGTTTCCAAATCTTAGCATTTTGTAAAGATAAATAAATTATTGAATCTTAGTTGGATTTCCGTAAGGATATTTATTATCAGGAAATTTAATATTCCTAACCGCAACATTATTCGATTGTTGTTTAGATTTTCGTTTGATTATTTGCTCTGATTTTTCAGGTAAATTTAAGCGTTTAATTTCCAACCCTACCGTATAGCCACTTGACTTGTCAATTTTATGAGAACTGCTTTTAATATGATATTTACCCGATAGTTTACCCAAACCAGTTAATTGAAAATTATTGCCTGCAATTGCTAAAACAGTGCCTTGCATTTCAATATTTCCTTCCATTTGATTACCTGCTGATAAATGCATTATCGCTTTGGCTTTGGCTTCGGCTTGCTGTTTATTTTCGGCTTTAGTATATGTAATGCCCTCATCCTGATTTACAGGTGTATCACTTGAATAACCTTGTTCAGATTTGTATTTTTCAAAATCCAAATTAGCCGTTACTGGCTCGTTTTTCTTTGAATTCTTAGATTTTACGGAGGCAGTTTTTATCATTCCATCCGCTTTGTCTTTTAAATCCCACCTCGAAATTTCTGTTTTGTCAACTGAAAAACTTATTTTTCGTTTCTCTACGTCGTAAATTGAAGTGAATGTAATGACATTTTCACGCACTGCAAACAAAACTCCGTATTCCTGAGAAATGCGCTTTAAAAACGCTAAATCAGTTTCTTTATTTTGCGTAATCCTATTAAAAGTAATTTCTGGAATTTCACCTTGAATAATTAAATTGTTTTTTGCAGCAACTTTTTCGGCAATTTGCTTCAAAGTTTTTGATTCGTGCGCATCTGATTTTTTCGTGCGTAATGAATTTACAATTCCAGTTGCCATGCCTCGAATAGTTACCACGTCTGGCGGTCCTGAAAGTTGTATTTCGTCGATTTCAAAAACACCACATTTTAAATTTTCAATTGAAACGGTTAATTTTGCGCCTTTTTCTGGATACCAACTATTTTGCCAACGCAAATCAACATCTTCAACTTGAATTTCAATTTCGTCACTTTCACCCTCTGTTTTGTCATTGTAGGTAAGCGAAATCATATACTTGCTAATATCAGCAGTAATGTTTTTATTGTTGTAAAGTACGGTAAAATTTGGTTTTTGGATGTTCATTTGTTATCGTTTCCACGGTGGTAATAATTCGCTGTCGATTTGTATTTCACCTGATTCTAAAATAGGCACGATTACACGTGTACCGGCTTCTAAAATAGCTGATATCACAATGGTTGGATTGGCTTCAATTAATCCATTTACAAGCGAAGCGTCACCGTATGCTTTAAACGCTATTGTGTCCCAACGGTCTCCTTGTTTCGTTATGTATTCAACAAAATTACTCATATTCTGCGAATTATTGAGTTATTAGATATTTCCAAGTTTGACGAATTTAGAACTAAAACAGATCCGTTCAATTGCTGATTCAAGATTTTAAATTCGTTTACGTCCGAAACTGGCAAAATCGCCTTCATATTCTGAACTCTTACGTACACATCATTTATTGCTGAAGGCATATTTTCGGCCATTGCCTGCAATTCTGAAGCATCCGACAATATGGATTGAACATTCGTTAATCGATTTTCAATGTCGGTAAGCGATTTATTTATTTTTCCGCTCCAATATTCCGAACGACTCGGAATAGCTTCGATTTTAGCAGTGTAAATACCCGTTAATGTAGTTGATATTTGTATGTGTGAAATCTCGGTATTCATTGTCATTCCCTGTGATAATTTTGCAGGCAAAACAGAACGTACATTTGAATTTCTTACAGATGTTGCAAATGCTTGGTTTATCGCTTGTAATTCCGATTCTCTTAACGGGTCATCCGTAAATGATTCGAGTAACTCAATATTCAAAGTCGTTTCGATTAAATTTCCTAACGGATCTGTAAACGAATTTACTTGCGAAAAATTAGGAATCACGAAAAAACCTAAAACACGTCCGTTACCTAAAATTAAAGGCAGTACTTCACGATTCTGCATCGACAAGCGTAAGGTTTCAATATCAGCTTCGGGATTCGTGAATTGAGAATGCAAATACATTCCAAATGAAATTGAATCGAGGTTATCGCCAACAGCTTGTAGTCGTGGTTTTCCATTAATTAACTCATGTTGTGCATAGTTGACACCTCGCTCATGTGAAAAATTGCTGAATCCCTTGAGTCCTTCAAATCGAATATTTCCAAGTTGTGCGTACATAGGCTAATTATTTGTGGAATAGCGATTTGTGAATAATAGTTTTTGATAAATCATGTTTACATAATTCAGGAATCCCGATTACGTTAACTCCTATATAAAAAAATACCGATGTGATTAATTTTTTCATAAAATTTATTTTTGTAAATATAATAAAATTTATGATATGGTTGTAAATAAAAAAACCGTGTTTTTTGTCACACGGTTTAAATTTTTAATATACCAAACGGGCCTTTCTTTGCATCTGACTTTCAATTTGTCGTATCAATTCTGGAATTAATGCTTTTACTTGTGAAGCCACATCGCCTGAACCTCCGTTAATTACAGGCGCAAAATTTACGGTTACAGATGAACTGCCACCGCTACCACGACCTGAAGCGGTTGGTTTTATCGAACTACCCATTCCTTTTGATGCTCCGACTACTTTCGATTCACCTTTCTTAATTCCGTTGTGTGCCCCCTCGGTTATGTTGACCCCGTAATCCATGAATACTTTTGAAGGCGAAGCTATGCCAAGAACCGTTTTGAAAGCCGTCGCAATTCCTTTTCCGATTCCTTTTACAAAATCAAATAATGCCATTGCTTTTGATTTAATACCATTCCACAACCCATTAATTATATCAGCACCTATGTTTTTAAATTTATTCGGAACTAACTGCCACGCTTTAATCACCCATCCAATAGGACCGAGAAACAATAACCCCCATTCTTTAATGAAATCTATTGCTTTCCAAAATATTGCTTTAATTCCTACCCATAATTTACTGAAGAAATTTTTAATCGGTTCCCAATATTTTATAATCAAAAATGCGGAAACCGCAATAGCAGCAACTATCCAAAATATTGGCGAAGTTAGAAAAGCTAAATTAGCCGCTTTTAAGGCAGCGGTTAATATTTGCATCGAAGTACCTCCAGCCAAAGCAGAAAAAGCCATAGCGTTCTGAACTGCGGTTACTGTTATCATTAAAGTACGATAACCGTTTATAATTGCCATTCCGGCGGAAATTACTTTAAAAACGCCACCAAATGCGAAAGCTGCTGCTGAAATTGCAAAACTCAAAGCCATTGCGCCAGCCGCTGCTTTTAAAATTCCCTCTGTTAGTCCAGGATTTTTACTTACCCAATTTGCGATTCTGTCAACAACAGGTGTAACCTGATTCATTAATTCTTTTAACCTTGGCAACATCGTTGTTCCAATCTTGGAGGCGGTCATAACTACACCGTCCCGTAAAGTTGAGAGCATTCCTTTAACCGATTTTGATTGCGCTTCAATACCGCCTGCAAACTTCACGTTTCCAACGTATTTCAAATACTGTTCGATTTCTTTCGAGTTTTTGCCAACCGTGGTTTTTACGCCTTGAAACATAAACGTAACGTTATCGCCTTCAGATTTCGCTTTAATTCCGAATTCTTTTAAGCGTTCAAATTCACCCGTTGCAGCATCGGCAACCGCTTCAACCATATCATTTAATGATTTACCCATTGCTGAAGCTGTATTTCCGTATGCTGTCAAAGCTTCTTCCGACGGATCTAAACCCATATTTTTGAGTTTAATAAATCCAGTCATCACTTCCTCTAATCCGTAAGGAGTTTTAGCAGCGAATTTATTGATTGCATCGAATGCGGCTTTAGCTTCTTTTTGATTTCCTTGGAAAGAAGTTTGCAAAGCGATATTCATCGACTCCATGTCGGCAGCCGCTTTTAATGGTAACGCCAAAGCTCCGGCAATTCCTAAACCAATCATTCCGGCACTTCTCCCAGCTCCAAATGCTCTATCACCACGCTCTGACATTGCCATAATTTGGCGTTGTCGAGCAGCAGCAGCAGCAATTATTCGTGTTGCTTCATCTTTTGCGGTTAAAAGTAATGCAACTTCAAATGTTTTTTTAGCCATAATTTATTTATATAAAAAACCGCAACCGTTATCGGTGCGGTTTTATGTTATTCTGTTGGTGGGTTTAGTTTTTCGTGTAGTTTCAACGCTTCAACAAACCAGTAATGAACATCGTTGCCGTCCATTTCAAATAAAATATTTAATGCAGTTCCTGTAAAATGTGCCAGAAATATTAATTGTTCTGGCGTTACACAAAAAGCTGGTTAATCGGAGTCATTATCTTTAAATAATCCACTCCATCCATTTCTTCAAATTCGTCTTTAAAAACCTGTTTTCCGTCAATCTCAACAAGTATTGAAGCCAAACATTCAGCCATATCAGAACCGTCCGAGTTCATAAGGCGTTGTGCTTGCTGAACGTGTTTTCCTTTAAATCGTTTAATTATGCATTTTTTGCCACTCGGCAAATCGAATTCCTGATAAATATTTCTGTCCGAAATGCCTTCAAGTGTTGTAGGCTGTTTTGCTGGTAATGTTTTTTTTGCCATTTGATAAGTTTTAAGTTAATTTTAAAACGTAAATATAATAAAAAAACCGCTAAGTTATAGCAGTTTTTAATTTTTCTAAAAATTCATCCATTTTTGTAATAAACGATTCTGGAATGTTTCTTTTGTACTGAACGTTTCCTTTAGGTTTTGCTCCTGAGTTTTCACGTTTACCGCCTCTGTTATCGAGTCGGTTGGGTTTTAAGGTTTGTGCCATGTTTGAGCTTATTTTTATTAAGTATTAATAAAGTGCGATTTTGAAGATTATAAACCTACAACTTTTGTTGTAGGTTAGTTATTTTTTTGTCTGCCATTCTCCACTCAACTAAGTTTTTAAAGTTTTCGTATTTTTCAAATGATGCTCTAACTTTTATTAACTTTTCTATTTGTATTTTGATTTTTTCTATTTTTTCTAAATCTACTTTTTTAACCTCTATTACTTTTTCTAAATCTGTATCAATTTCTAATCTTGTGTGGTGTTTTTTAATTTCTCCAGTTACGTTAACTTCTTTTATTGAGATGAAGTATTTTTTGTTATCTCTTAAAACTTCAAATCTGTAATTTAATGAGTAGTGATTTGTTGTTGTTGTTTCTACTTCTGTAACTATATCATTTTTAGTAGTATATTTTGCTAATTCTTGTTTTACTGTTGCGTTCATAATAGGTGGTTTTTGTTTCGCTTTATTGCTGATACAAATATACAACGCTTATTTGAATATTAGTACTTAATTTCAAAACTTTAACATAATTTTAACAAACATAAAAAAAACCGATACAATTACTGTATCGGTTTAATTCTCATTTCTTTTAGTTAATTACCCCCCTATATTCGCTCTGTAAGTTGCAAAAATGTCAACTCCATCAACTGAATAAATGTTTGCTAATGCATCATAATCGATAACTTCAGCACCGTCAATTTCCAGCTTGTAAGCTGTGCAAGTCAATTTCGAAGTCGCTTCTACGTTGTCGTGTTGTTTGTAATTTCCAGCAGGGAAGTTTTTCGCCTGTACTGTCAAGTATGCTACACACGGAACTTCAGCAACCAAACCGTTTGAATCGTGGGTTTCTAACGAACTACGTATTTGCAATTTCATTGCTTTTCGTGGGTCTGCAAATTTTTTCAAAACGTCCGCATAAAATGCATTCCATTTTATTGTAGCCTCCAATTTGTCAATTCCAGAAAATAACTCGAATTTACCAATCATACCAAGTGCCTTGTGCTCCGAAAGCATAAATGTAATGTCTGGTAAATTAACCTCTTCGGCTTTTCCTAGCTGCGACTGACCGTCAACATACACATTGGCATTGGTCAATCTATTTACTTGTATCTGTGGCATCTGATTAAACTATTTGAGTTAATAAATTCACGTCCAAATACGATTTGAAAGTGATTCTTTCTGTTGGTGTAGGACCCATAAACACAAGGTCAAAAACAACGTGTCCAAGTGCCAATTCCTCGGCTGTGTTATCAGCAGAATAAGTACATTTTGAACCTGATAAAACAGCACCACGACCAATTAACGTTCTGAAAAAACCATTTCCGGTATCTCTAATCGCATCGATTGTGGCTTGGTTAATTGGTTTGTCAATAAATGGTAACATAGCCTGTTCTAATGACTCGTGAACGATGTCTGCAATTCTGCGAATTGGAATAAAGTTTTTCGGGTCAGTATTCGTTGGAAATGCAGCAGAACGATTTCCCCAAGTTCTTGTTCCTGATCCGTATCCTGTGAATGTTGTGCAAATTCCTTTTTCGTTCAGCAAATTAGCCTCTGTATTTGCGTCGTTTACTGCTGAAGTAATAATAAATTCAGTACCTACAATTCCAGCGATTGTATGATTTGAAGGCGATACCCAATACCCCTCATTCAAATCTACATTTGCCATCACACCTGCCATGAATTGACTGTATGGAGCATTTATATTTGAATCAGAATCAGCATCGTATACTTTCAAGTGAGGACATAATAAATATGCTCTGTAGCTTGCTGTTTTGAAATTAATCGTACTAGCTGGTCCACGTCCTGCAATAGCTTGTGAAACTGTTGTAGTTATAGGAGCGTCAATCAATGCGATTGCTCGATATTTTTCAGCTAATGCAATAAATTCAGTTGCAACTGCAACTAATTCTATGTAAACCGGTGCAATCAAGATTTTTGGAGTGAATCCAAAAGTATTGAAAACTAATTCCAAGCATTTTGAACCGGTACGAACACCTGACGTGTTTGTTCCGATAATTTGCGAAGATGTAATGGTTCCAGAATCGAAAATTTTGAACGTAAATTTCAAAACTAAATCTTCAGCAGCAACAGCAGACAATGCCGTGAAGTTACCGAAAGCATCAATACTGTAATCTACACCTGCAACACCTGTGAAAGGAGTTGTTCCATCGGTCAAAAATACCGTAACGGCTCCGATAGGAGCAGCAGACAATTTTAATTTTCCTGACGTGATAGTGTGTGATTCAAGAGTCACTTGCTCTGTATTGGTCACAGAATCAAACGTATTTACAACAACAACTGTTGCAGGTCCTTGTTTGAAAATAGCGTCCAAGGCTTGCGGGATTGTGAATCCTGGTAATTGTTCCCCGAATTGAACAGCGTCATTTGGCGACAAAACCAAAATAGGCTCATTTTTTGTACCGATTGGAGCAAGTCCGACCAATGCAATGACTGAAGACTTTACGACCGTTACAGGGCGTGCGCCTTGGTCAACTTCTATGGTTTCGACACCATGTAAATAGTTAGCTGCCATATTTTATTTTTAAATTGTTATTTTTTCTTCAATGGTTTTTCGACATTTTTTTTATCGATATTATTCCGTGATTTCAATGATATTGGTTTCTTCATCAGGTTTGTCAATTAGTGTAATTTTTTCCAAAATAAGACTTAAATCTTCTGTAAAATCTTCAACATGAACCGATGTAGTTTGAAAAATTACGTTGTAATTCCATAAATTGTTGATTTTTTGCGCTTCTTCGCCTCCAATTGTGTGGTGCTTTGTAACTTGAATTCGCCTGCACCCCGAAGGTTTAAATCCGGTTAGTGCTTTTTTCAAAACACTTGCTAAATTGTAAGCTCCAAGCGATCCGCGCAAAAATGTACTTTCGATTAGGATTTGAATAAAAATCTTCTCTTCTTGCGAAACTTGCGAAGTACTCAATGAACTTCCGTATTCTGAACCTGCGTAAATTACGGTAAACCTTGCTTTTGTAGGCAATGGCTTGCTTCGGTCAGCTTCCAATTCAGGAAGTTTTTCAACTGCGATTCCAACCGTTAAAAACGGTGTTAATCTTGCCACGATTTCGTCTTCTAAGGTCTCGTAATTCATTTTATATTTAGATCAGTAATTCATTATTATGGAACCGCATGACGTAATCTTGCAACGAATGTTTCGCCATCGTATTTAGTCTTAACCTCAACAACTGCAAAATATCCAACACCTTCGATTGTCACGTGTTCCAAGTTTCCAGTATCAACTCTTGTTTTCAAATTTTCAAAGAAACCAATTCGATATTCCATAAATGGCTCATCTGGGTTCCAACTGTCAATTCCTGAAAGCTCTTGTTTTTCTGATGGGTCTTTGAAACCAACTCTTGCAGAATAAGTAATTGACCCACTTAACCATGTTGCATTATATCCCATTACGTTAGTAACAACATCGAACGCCTTTATTTTAAGTGAGTCAAATATATTCATTATCGTGCTAATACTACTTTAACGGTAGCATCGCCAGTCAACGCTGCAACGTGTGCGTATCCTAAGAATACATTTGTACTTGCAGTAGTTGTAGCAACTCCAGCAGCGATGTATAATTTAGCACCTTGTGCTGGAGCTGAAGAATCTTTGGTAACTTCATAAACGCCTTCGGTTTTTACGATTGCAACTTGACCTTCAACATAAGTACCTGCTGCGATTCCAGCAGTAGCACCAACGGTAACTATCTGTCCTGAAGTATAACCACCTGAAGGGGTAACGACTTCGAAACAATCACCTTCTTGTATGTAATTTTTCATTTTTTATTTTTTAGAAATTAATCATTTTTTTTAAATAAGGAGGCGATAATTAAACCGCCTCCGAACTATTCACTATGCCGGTGCAGCACCTGCATTTTTGTACATTCCTCGCCAATCGATCGCTTTTGTTCCAAATACCATTCTGGCTTTGATTTGTAAAGCATCAACATCGAAGCCTTCTTTTTGCTCGATGAAAAGTTCTTCTTCACCATCTAAGAAAGCGTATTCCACGGTGTCAATCATTGCAGGGTCTGCAACTAAGAACCAAGAATAATCCGTAATACGTGGCTCAACAATTAATTGTAAACCAGTCAAGGCAGCTACAGAAATATCTGTTTGTTTTGCTGGCGTGTAATTTGTTGAAGTCAGTTTTCTGGCAATCAATTCATTTTTTGGTCCAACAATCAAAAATTTAGGTGCTAAATTTAAGAAGTCGCCTTCAATTGATTTTTGAGTTCTAAATAACTGATAAGCTACATCCAAACTTGTCTCTGACAATGCAGTACCAGTTGAAGTGTAGTTTTTGTGAGTTGCTGCGTTCCACAATGCGATAGTATCTCCCATTGTTGGGTTTCCAGTCATGATTCCGTAAACCAAGTCAGATTGTTTCTGAGCTGCTTTCATTGCGAATGCCTGAGGAACACGTGTGAATGCACTCAAATCATCATTAATAATTGCTTCCCAAGAAATTCCGACAATTTTACCGAATTTAGCAAGTTTGTATTTTTCTGATGCTTCAGAAAAAGTTCCTGCTTTGTATTCTCCAAGCTCTTGAACTTCATCAAAATTTCCAATCAATCCAGATAACTGAACTCTTGTGATTTCTCTAAAATCTGGCATTGTTGAACGTCTTGCCCAAGCTTCAAATGTACGTGGGTACAATGCATATTGCGCTCTCAAAGTTCTGGTAAATGAATCTACCAACAACAATGGAAAATCACTTGTATGATGCGCTCCACGAACTTTGGCACCTAAAGCACCTTTTGCGATTTCTCTTGTGGATAAACCACGTGTAGAAACACCTGAACGGATCAATGACTCTTCAGCAAGTCTTAACAAAGACATCCCTTTAAAATCGTGTGCAGCTCTTACATTTTCTTCACCCATAATACTTGCAGCATTCGGAGCGATTCTAAGAACTAACGCATTCGTCATTGCTGAACGAGTTTTTTCTTTGTCGTCTTGTACTTGTTGTACAGTTGGATTTGGATTTGCGGGTTGTGCTTTTTCCCATTCAACTAATGCACGCTGTCCAGCAGTTGCAAGGTCAACATTTTCTTCAATTAAAGCATCAGCTATAGACTGAGATAGCCCCAAGGCTCTACAGTGCGCTGAAATACCTTTGATTCTTGCACGTTCACCAGCCGCAGCCTCTGAACGTGTTTGTTCCAAGTTCGGAACTTCCGCAGTCGTTGCTGGCGGTTGATTTACCTCTGGCATATCGTTCGTATTTAAGTTAATATTTGTATTACTATTTTCTTCTTCAATCACTTCAACAATAGGCTCGACTACCGCAATTTCTTCAGTAATCACAACCTCGTTTTCTCCATTTTCTGAACGAACACGGCTATTTTTATCAGCCTGCACGGGTGTAAATGAAATTTCAGTCGCTTCCCATCGAGTAGCTTTATAAACCGGATTTTGTCCTTCAGTTCGCGTAACTTGGTATTCGTAAACATTGTACCCAACGGATACACCTGTCACAATCTTGTCACGAACTTTATTCATCAATTCAGTATCACTTTCAGAACTTCCAAAACGAATTTTAGCGATTCCAACGCCATTTTCAAAACGAGCATCTGAAACAACGCCCACAACGTTTTTAGCGGTTTCTCCGTATCGATTATGATTGTCTAATGCTGGTGCGCCTGCATTCAATCGGCTTAAATCACCGTTTAATGGGTCACAAATCAATATTTCATTAATCATACCTTCATCCCAATCGTATGTACGAACGGCTGTTTCGGTTGCAAAAATTACTTCAACAGTTCTATCGGTTTCATTAAAACTTTCGGCTTTAAACTCGGCACGCGTTCGCTGTGTAGGTAAATTTTGAGTTATTTTTTTTATTTCTGGCATAATATAATTTTAATTAGAGGTGTAAATTAATAACACGCCTTACATATTTACAAATATATAATTTTTTTCAATTATACAACGATTTATGAATTTATTTTTTAGCTTGATTTGCCGACAAATCCTGAACTTCCAATTCAGCTTCTTGAATTATCCATTCAACATTTATTCCGGCATCTTCAAACATTTGTTTATCGACTTTCATTTGCTCTAAAAGAGTATCGGGATTATACCCTCTACGCTTACAAGCTTCGGTCCATGAAATTAAACCAGATTTTAATTCTAAAATCAAACCGTTCATTTCTTTTACAGGGTCAATCATTTCACGTCCTTGCGGTGTCCATTCTGCACCCGCATTTTTATTCAAAATCATTTTAATTTTCAAACCTTCCATAAACCAACCCCATATTTTATCGCAAAATTGAGGGATAAACATGTTATACTGCCAGTCTTCGATTTGCCTTTGCGCTTCAATCCAACCCATACGACCGCTGGAAAAATTTACATTTCCCATATCGCCTGTTAATTGTTCGTAAGTAATTCCGTAACCTGCAGCGTTTTCTTGTTGGTTTTTTGAAACATATTCAGAAAAACTTGAAGGCGTTGGTGGATTGTTGAAAGTTACAGTTTCTCCCGGTGCTAAACGTTCGATTATTCCGGGTTCCATTCTGTCAATTTCCTGATCTGTTGTCGTGTCAAATTCACTTCCGGCAGTTTCTTGTTTCGTCGTGAATGCAACATGACATGCTGCGACTTTCTGCAACATCAACTGAGCGTCTTTGTAATCAGCGAGGTCTCGCATTGATAACATCGTAGATGTACCAAACGGAATGCCTCGCACTTGCTCCGGAAATTCTTTGTAAAAAATATGAATCATATCATCAGCAGAAACGAATTTCGGCTGTAATTTCATCGCGTATTCGTTATTTGGGTTGTGGTCAAAAACCCAATACCCGACACGTTTACCTTGCGAATTGAACTCAACACCTTGCACAACATAATTTCCCGATCGTTCAGTAATCATGTACGAATTTTTGGTATGGTCGACCATGTGTGGTGCCAATGCCTGCAATTTAATCGGGTGGCGACTTGATGAATCCCTACGTTTTAGAATAAACATTTCGCCTTGCATAGCCACGTTTCGCATGATCAAAGATTGCAGTCCGTATTGAGTAAAAAACCCGTCAAAATCACATTCAACTGATTCGGCCCAAGCTTTCCATTCGTCTTTAATTTTTTGGATATCACTTTTGGTTAATTTAGTATCTGAATTAACCGGAGTAGGCATAATACCAGTACCAATAACATTATTCTGAATTGTACGTATCGCCTTGAAGATTGAGGCATTATTTTTGTAACCATCAACTGAACGATCTCGCAATGTTTTTAACGATTTCTGAATATCGCTGTTTGCATTTTCCGAAGTATTGTAAGCTGTCCAACCGTCTCCTCGACGTGATTTTGTCGCTCCTTCATATGCTCTAATTCCGGAATTAATAGTTTTTTCTATCGCTCTGAATTTTGCACGTTCTGCACCTGCTTTTGGACTTGCTGCCGAAACTATTCTATCTAATAAGTTCATATATTTTTATTATTCGGTTATCAAAAATTATCGGCAGTTATTGGTTCCTTTCGAAAAACTTGCAAATTTTCGTCCGTTATTAGTATTTTGAGAAGGAAACAACTCGTTTTTCATCATCACTTGAATACGTATCATTTCGTCTAAGCTTCGATAGGTGACCGTTTTATCACCATAATGTACCG